TTATAACGATCTTCTAAAGTCGTCATTATCTCTATCATAAATTATCTCCGTTTATTATTATTTATAAATAATATGAAAATTACCTCATATTTAGGAATAATAACGATGATTACTGAATTAACAAGAATTGTAAAAGGTGTATACATTTATAGTAATACATCGATTGTATTCGACTCAAACCCATATTTACTTGCCAACAATGATCTAACATTGTATTTTACAAACAACGATGCAAGATATGCATCAAGAGTTGTTTCTGTATCAGGAAATACAGCTGTTATTGATTTTGTAAATCCACAATACAATAATACTGGAGTTGCAGCCAAAACTCCAAATTATGGATCAGGATTAACTGGACCACAAGATACATTTACATTTAGCTTTACCAATTATCCTAGTGCAATTTTACAAGCATCATCAACTGGCGGAAGTTCAAATGTAGTAATTCAAGTTTCAACTAATCAAGTTAATTGGATTAATGTTGCAACTTTAGCGGTAACAACAGCAAATTCAAATACAAATTATACAGCTGTTACATCACCATGGCCATACGGTAGGCTCAATATAATTGACATTGCTGCAGGCAATTCTATTTCCGTAAATAAAGCAACCTAATATAAATACTAAATACTTTAAATAAAAATATATAAATAAGGAGTTATACATGAGCGCAATGTCCGATTATCTTGAAAATAAATTAATCGATTATGTTTTTAGAGGTCAAACATATACACCACCTGGAAACACTTGGATTGGTTTATTGACAACAGGAACAAGTGATGCAAATACAGGACAAGTTGAAGTTTCTGGCGGCGGTTATGCTAGAGTACAAGTTGGTTCAACGTTATTAAATTGGTCTGCTACACAAGGTTCTAGTAACACTTCAATTAGTGTTGGTACAAGTGGCACAACTTATAACATTAATTCTATTACTTTCCCTGTTCCTACTGGAGCAAACTGGGGCGTTATTACTGCATTTGGTATGTATGATGCATCTGCTGGTGGTAATTTATTGTTTTATGGAAATTTAACTACTCCAAAAACAGTAAACAATGGTGACGCGGCTCCGACATTCTCGGCATCTGCTTTATCTATCCAGCTGGATAACTAAGAATAAAAAAGGGAGCTTCGGCTCCCTTTTTTATTAATCATATAAATGTTTTATTGGATACGTTGTATCAACATAACAATCAAATCCATGTACTGCAGCTCTAACGAAAAATGCTCTATCTTCCCAAGTAGTACAAGATAAATTATAAATTGGATTATAATTAACGCCAGCTAATAATACGTTTCTTTTAATTAAATAACACCCGCCGATCATACCAACTTTGTACAATCCGGGTGTTCTAAATAGTCCTATAGGAAAATTACCAAACTCATAAAAATCAGACATCCATGCATTTGGCATCTCTTCTTCACTAGATTTCCATTTAGTCCAAATTACTTCGCCAACAATGTCTTTATCTAATGATAGTAGATGCTGTAGCATATCAGGGTGGGCAATCTGATCACTATCAAATGTTAAAAAATAATCGTAGTTATTAACTTTTGCGTAATTTAATAACATATTACGCATAATTCCAACTTCTTTTAAATTCTTAGGATTCCATATATGCGGTTTATATAGTGTGCTAGTGTTAAACTCTATATACTCGTTATCATTTAACAATGGTTTTAAATGCGGAGAATTATGTAGTATAAAGAATAAATCAAAATCACCTTCCATTTCTCGTAATGCTGTAATATACTGTTCAAAAATTTCAGTAGTTTGATTCACTGGTGCGCCGACTAATATTTTCATAAATTAACCAACGAATACAAATCAAACCCACCCTTGTAGTGGTGTAATGCAGAATTCCAAATTACATACGCTGGGATATTATATGTTTGCGTCAATGTAAATGCAAATAAGATATCTTCAGATGTAATATTATTGTTAGATTCACGCCATATATTCTTAGGTAACTTTTCAACTAATCTTCTATGTAGCAATATACCAGAACCACCAAATATATTAGTTTGTTTTAACTCATACTTTCCACTTGGTGTATACTCTGTTAACTCTAATAGTTCAGTTGTATCTAGCGACATGTTCCATTTTAGTTTATTAGTAATACCAGGAACAAATAAACAATCAACAGTTTGTTGTTCTACAAATTCAAATAGATCAGGAGTTGCTGGATGCATATCAGAATCAAGATAGAATAACCACTCGGCAGTTGATTCATTTAAGAATCTTTCCATAAGTTGATTACGACCTTTACACACAGAATAACTTTTTTGCAAAAATGGTTTATGATTATTATCAGTTAGCCATTCTACTAAATTTGCATCTATTTCACCTGTATGTGGTATACAAACTTGTATCATATTAAATCTAGTAGGTTTATAAAATTGTTTGTATCTTTAGCTAATATTTTACCATTACCTATGATACATGACTGTAATACATTCCAATTACGTTCATCTAATGGTGTATCAACGAATGTAGTATACCCAAATAAACTAGCATCGATAGAGCAATTTGATATTTGTTTAATAGAAGGTTTACTACACCTATTATACCAATCTAATTTTTCTAAGTATATACCATTAGTAAAGGTCTCAAATAACGGACATTGTTGTTCTTGATATTTTGAATTGGTAAAACATGGAACTAAAACTTGTGATGTATCAATTTGTAAAGTGCGTAAAAATTGTACTTCCCAAAACTTAGGTAAATAACAATCATTTGTAATTACTAATACAACACGGTTTTCTATAGCTAATTCAGGCTTATCAGTAACGGTAATTTTTACACTAGGTTCAGTGTTTGTATTATTAAATGGTGTTATGATATGAAATGAATTTGTATTAGCTTTCAATGTTTGATCTAAAACATGATTTATCATATTAGAACTAGATAGTACTATAATATCAAACATGATTACGTGTTATGCATTAATAGACGTTCTGCAAAATATACTTTTGCGTTTGCAACTGATATATTACCTACTTCAATACCTTCTGGATAACAAACTTGTTCAATCGTAAGTATTTTTTTATAGGTTAAATTATCCGCTAATAATTCATCATCTACCAATACATCTTTTGACTCGCACCATAGTGTTACACCGTTGCGTTTAACCCACACTTCATGTTCCGGTGTTGGTTCTAAAATAATATTATCTTCACAGGTTATTTTTATTAAATTATATGACGTGTTTGTATCTAATACAAACGTTACTTTTTCGTTGGACCGTATTTGAGTTTTAGGGTCAATAGCTTTAACTATATCACCGACCTTAATAGATCCTATTGATTTTTGGGTACCGTCCATCATAGTAATTAATGTTTTTAATGGTAGACAGGTCCATGTTACATTTAGATACCCTGCTACACCATTAGAAGTGTTTACAGCTTTAATATATCCGATACCTCCACCAACATTACCAGTGGTTGACAGTTTTACGTTAGCGGTAGTAACAACTAATGTTTTTAGTGGAACATTAACAGTTGTACCAGTGTTGTAGGTACCAGTATATTGACTCCAAGTTAATAGTGTACAATCAGTGCTTGTTGAACCGTTTGTGTACGTAATTAGTACGGTCCAAGTAGCGGTAGTCGCTCCAGCGTAATTATAACTAGTGGTACCAGAAACCACTATAGATGAAACAGTAGGGCTGTTACTCTTACCGCGCCCATCACTCATTGAAATTGCACCGCTCGGTTTTGCAAACAATGTACGTACATTAGTTTGATTCATTTGAATAGCCGTGGTACCCGTTAAAGCTAATTCAACATTAACTTGGTTTAAGGATATTGCTGATCCCGCTGTAGGTAATGTCATATTGATACCTTAAATAACGATGATTTTTAATTTAGCAACTGTATCACAACTATCTATTTCTACGATTTTTGGGATTTCATCATCCCATAACGAATCGATGTAGTCGTCAATAGCATTCAACATTTGCTTTAACTGATCTTTCGTTACTGTTGTTTTTACTTTGTTGTTCCACCAACTACAACTTTCACCATCTGCTAACCGTAGAATCTTTGTTATAACAAAGATTCGCCCCCAAGTGGTAGCTGAAATAGTAAATTCTGTACCATCTATTTCCACGGTTATTGGGGTATCTTCTAATATATTATTTTTATTTCTTAAATTTTGCTTAAGAGTTGTTTTAATATGTTTAATAGATTTTGATGTTGGTGTATATGTACCAACAGCTTTACCTGATGTTAAATCCCACGTAATATCAGTACCATCAAATAAAATATTATCAAACCCTGTATCATTAACAACATTACTAACTTGATATATTTTCAATGCGTCTGTTAATACTAAAGGTTGATTTACAGGTACGATACCTTGTTTATAAGCTAAAATATCTGTAGGTAAAATATCGTTTGCACCATTTTGATTTAATACCTTATTAAAATCTCCGCTATTCCATTTAATTGGTCCTAATACTACAGCATCATTTAACGTAAGAACAAATTGTTCTGTACCTGTATAATTGATAGTGCGGTCCCATGGTATTTCTTTTTCTACAAGTACAGGAGCTTTTACAGCTAATAATTTTTCGTCTAATTCTAATTTAATAGTATCGATATTTTCAACTGAAGATATCCAACCAAAAACAATTTCTGGTGTTAAGTTATTATAGTCAATAAAATTATTTGGATCAACCGAATTAAAGTAAGTTTCTTTATATGTGTCAGCTACGTATGTCCCATCTTTAACTTGATATCGCCATGTAACCCGTTTAACAACACTCGATAAACTATCAACAGATGGTGTTGTATATAACGATAATATTTCCCATGTATATTCTTTCATTAGTTAACACCTTTTAATTTATTAACTTCCATAGTTAATTCTTTAATAGCTTCAATCAATAACGGAACTAATTTCTCATATTGAACCGTTTTGAAATTTTCACCACTTATTGAATACTCATCACCGTCTTCATTTCTACCAATATCAAACGGTGCAGGTACAACGATTTGGGGTAAAACCGCTTCAACTTGTTGAGCTATAATACCAACTTGCTGTGATTGGTTAGTATATCCAAATGAAGCAGCAAGGTCATTTGCGTTAAATGTTACACCGTTTAATTGAAGTATTTTTTCTAACGCATTTGTAATATTAACAATATTAGTTTTTAATCTTTCATCCGAATAATACGCAGTAATATTATTAGTGGCTCGTATTTCTCCTGCAGTACCGGATGCAGCCGTTCCTATACCAATGGAACTTATTTGACAATCAGTAATTGTATTTGCAGCATGGTTAAAACTAATAGCCATTTTAAACTCCTATGGCGCCTGCCATATCTTCTTGTATTGCAACCCAGTTATATACTTTTTCTAGGAATGTTGCTCCAGTTTGAGATTCAACTTCATCTAATGGAGCGTGATATCTACGAAAATCGATATCTCGTACTTCTTCAGTAATAGGTTTAGTTGCATAACCAACTATATCAATCATTACAGAAAAAGATCCTCCACGCTGTTTTGAAACTTGAGCAGTTGCCACGCGAAAATATGCTGCTTGAAAAGAGATTCCAAAATTACTTGTCATTAAGTCTAATTGTATTGCCATTGTTGTTTTCCTTGTTAAATTAAATATTTATGCATATACAACTTCAATACTGTCTATTGAACAAAACCAACGAATACTGGTAGCCGATTTATATCCTGAAGTTACTGCTAATGCTTTATTTGTATTATCGGCAGTAAATGTCGGCGTCGCCCCTAATCCTATTGTATCGACAATAGTATCCACAGAAATACTTGAAATTGATACTGTTCCGCCGTTGTTTACGATAGCGCCTTTAAACATATAAGATGCCATATTAGCTGACGCGGTTTGTTTAGCAATTAACATACCAGTAAAAGTCATCGCTTGATTTGTCAACACAATTAATTGATTATTAGTTGATGCAGCTGAACCGTTAGACGTCAAAACGACCGCAGTTGTCGTAGTTGTTGAACCACCAAGAACAATTTTACCTGCTTGACCATTTCCAGCTCCAGTATCCCATGCGCAACCAAATGCAATTTTGCCATGTTCTGTCGCAACGGCATTAGAACCGCCTAGCGCAACAGACGCAATTCCGTTTCCATTAGCTTTATATCCAACAGCGAATGCATAACTTCCTCCGCAATTTGAACTCCAACCAAACGCGGTTGATGCGGTTCCGGAAGTTGTACCTATATAAGACCCATTAAACGATTGAGCTCCAGATGCAATATTACCAGCCATTAACGATACGGCTGCAAGACCACTTGCTTTTGAATTACTCCCAATACATAAACTTTGAGTTCCTCCGGCTCCATAAAGAGCCCAAGAATCACCGATATTCGCAGCAAAACTATCTATTCCCCATGCTTGCGAACTACCGAAAGCTATAGCGCCAGCAGCAGTTGCCCATGCACCTCCTTTATTACCGGAATTTGAACCTATCGCTACAGTATTTGCAGCTGACGCCCATGTAGTAACTCCAATTGCTATACTATTTCTACCAGTTGCCCCAAAACTTCCTGTATTGTTAGCAACTGCAACTGCAAAACTATTAATTCCGTTTGCTCTAGAATTACCCAAAGCGATTGCTCCCGTTCCGGTTATAGCCTGTGCAGAAGATCCTATAGCAATCGTATCCGCTCCGGACGCTAAAGCGGAAGCTCCTATAGCAACAGAAGAACTACCAGATGAAGTGCTAGCAGATCCAATAGCTACGGCATTGCCTCCAGATGCCGTAGAATTATAACCTGCAGCAAAGCCATATCCTCCTGCTTGCGAAGTTCCAGTTCCAATACAAGTTGCTCTATCTCCAGTAGCCAAAGCCCCATTACCAAAAGCTATCGACGCGATGTTTAAAGCACTGGAATTCCACCCCATAGCGATACATTGATTTCCTCCTGCGCTGGCAGGCGATGCTCCGCTTTGATCGCCGCTAGTTGATAAAATACCAGCTATTCTTGTATCGCCGATAATCCAATTTGCGCCATTAGAAATAATAGCAATACCTTCTCCAGTTCTAAGCAACCAAGTAGATTTACTCCCAACGGTTTGTCCACCAAATGGAGTAATAGTAATTGTAGTTATTCCTCCGGATGCATACGAATTTAAAATATTACACGAAAAACCATTACCTAATGTTATCGCGGATGATAATGTTATCGCAAAAGTATTAGCTATACAATTAAAAACTTTTCCGTTATCCCCAGATACTATAGTATATGCACTCGAAAGATTTACAACAGTTTTAGTAGAAGAACCGCTTCCGCTGCTATTAGCACTAATTACACCATTATTAGCAATAATAGTCGTTCCGTCAACTTTTACTGCGCCGAACGTTGTAGTATTTGCGATAGGCGAAGATACACTCGCCCACCCAGTTCCAGTGCTTACCAAAATATTTCCGGTATTCCCTGATGATGTTAATCCAGTTCCACCTAGAGAAACTGCTAACGTAGAAGTGTTAGTATTTTTTAATATATTTGATAAGCTTTTTGTCATTAGTATCTCTATGTATCGTTTTCTATGTTAAAAATATTTTCTACCCAAGAAAATGCGGATTCATCCCATATATAATATTTATTGTCTTTAGGATATTCTATAGGCGGTTTCCAATTAAATGTTACTGGATCTAAAATCCAGCTAACGAAAGGTTGCGGAGATAAAAAAATGTCATTATGTTTATCGTATGTAAAACCGCCTAATGCATATTGTTTACGAAAACTGTTATTATAACTCGTTTGTACCCAATTCGTGTTTTCGCCAAATAAAGATTTACAAAATAAAATACCCTTTTCTTCAGATTCCAATCCATTATCAAGCAATTCGTTATTATTAACAACTATTACTCGTAAAACAATATTATCATCATCTATTTCTGCAAAATGCGCCATTTTAAAACCCTATTGAAATATAATTGAACCAGAACCAGTAAATTTGTATATTTTATTCCCTCCGGAAACGGAATATACTGGAGATCCGGTAACTATCGCGTCAGGATAAGAAGATGGGTAACTAATAATAACTACACCAGAACCTCCATTTTGACCAAAGGTCGAAGTACCTCCAGCAGATCTAGAAGCTCCACCTCCACCTCCGGTATTAGGCGATCCCGAAGTATTTCCGGTATCGTATGAACCTTTACCGCCTCCACCTAAACCTCCTGCGGAATAATCGCCTCCGGAGGCACAAGCACCACCGCCTCCTCCTGCATAATATACAGAGGTTCCTGTTATAAGGGAAATTGCGCCATTGCCGCCAGCTCCACCTGTAGCGGCAAGAACAACCCCGTAATTTTTACCCGCTTCTCCGGCACCGCCACCACCCCCGCCCTGAACATTCCCGCCATTGCCATTTCCTCCGACATTTCCTTGCCCAGAAGTTCCTGCTTTCCCCAAATAATTGGATGCGTTACCAGCACCACCACCGCCAGAACCAACTAAAGTAATGTTATCATATCCATCATAAGTCGCTCCGCCACCACCGCGTAGAGATATTATCGATAAACCCGTTCCTATTATAGAACTATTTGCTCCAGCTGCTCCCGACCCTTGAACACTTCCGCCAGTTAACGCTTCATAATTCCCTCCTGCTCCACCGGCTCCTATTGTTATAGTGTATGTAACTCCAGTAGTAATACTAGAAGTTGTATTCGCTAATAACCCACCTGCTCCACCGCCACCGCCATGACGATCTCCGCCGCCACCTCCTCCAGCAACAACAAGATAGTTTACAGAAAAAATGGATGGAATTATTGAAGCTAATGCTCGAGTAAATCCAAAACTTTTAATATTTGAAGTACCGATAGTTGACAAACAAGGCATAATTAGTCCCGTTATGCAAATTTAGTTTGCGAACCTAATAGTGTATACACATTATTCGCAGTTTTAATTATAGTATATGAATATATATCAATTGCTGAAACATTTCCAGCTGATACAGCAGTTCCGCCTTGCCATTTAATAGTTTGCGGTGCACTGTCAATCTGAACCGCGTTAGGATAATATGCAGTAGTCGAATTTGTTAATAATAATGCGATAGTCGCTGATTGACCTACTTGCATTACAGAATTTAACGGGATAGAACTATTTCCTCTAATATTAAAAGTAAAATTGGTTGTTGTGTTACTAGTATAATATTGAACCGCTTGAGTAATAACATCAAAATTAGTATTAGCTGTAGGTGCGCTAGAAGAAATAGTAGCAGTTTCTAATAACGATTTAATTGAAAGGTAATTTGATAATGCGGATGTACTATTCCAATTCGTGCCATCGCTAACTAATATATTTCCAGTATTGCCAGTTGCAGTCAAACCTGTTCCGCCGAAAGAAACTGGTAAAGGAGTATTTGGACTTCCTGTTCGTATTATGTTTGAAAGACTTTTTGCCATTATGTATCCTTTATGGTTTAGTTGGCCAAATTACATTAAATGGAAATTGTTCTTGTTTTGTTATATCTCTCAATTCTTGCCGATATAATACCCAAGAATCTCTATCAACAGGAGTATCTAATACTTGCGTCCAATCACTTAATTCTAATAGTTTATTACGTTTATTTATTATTTCTATAGACGCAAATTGAAAATCCAAAGCCAAGTCTTCTTCTGTTTTATCATCAACACGTACAGTAAATACTTGAAAATCTTCTATATACGGTTCGCAATTAACTAATTTTTGAGTTTTTTTATCATAAGGTTTCCAAACGGTAACTTTAAGAGCAGAATGTTCTGCCATAAAAAAATTATTAGGTCCGGTAGAGGGAAATGATGTATCTGGGAATAATTCTTTATAATGCCCAATTTTAATTATATTATTATTTTCTATTAATGCTATTTCCATTGTATAACCTTTAAATTGTTTGTAATTCAGATGTTGGAGGCGTAAAATTAATAGTATATCTTGCTATCCCATTTGTTACTCGCAAATCATCAAGATAACAAGCAAATAAATATCCGCCATTTTGTCCGATGATTTCGGAGACCCCAAATGCCGCAGTAGTAGATCCGCTTTCTGAAGCTACTTGACCATTAACATAAACTCGTATTATTCCGTTTTGCCGTACGATAGCATAATGCGCCCAAGTATTTGTAGTATCTGGAATTGTAAAGTTAATATTAACGCCACAGGACCACACAAAGTTAGTGTTAGTTGACCATCCAACCCATCCGGTACTTCCGCTATATAATACTCTATTTCCGCCAGTTATAGTTGAACGATTAAGCCAACATTCTATTGTAAGGTCTGCAGTAAGATTAAATGCTGTGTGCGTTAGATATGAAGAGCCATTAAAATATATACTACCAGTTCCATATTTTTTAGTTACTGTATCTACAACAACTGTTCCATTTACGGATACGCTTTTAGGAGAAATACTTAAATCGGTAAAAGTCGTATTACCGCTTACCCCATTACCGTTTAATAATAATCCAACGTTTATCCAATACGGATCTGCCGTTAATGGTAGCTCGTATGCAGGAGGCGTAAAATTAACAGTATAACGAGCGACGCCTTTAGTGACTCGTAAATTGTCAACGTATCCAGTAATATAATCTCCATTAGAGGGTTGTCTAACGCCTATAGTCCAAGGTTGCCCAACAGCATCAAGCGACGCGCTAGAAGTATATGTCGCTTCAGAAATTCCGTTAACAAATAGTTTAAACGAAGATCCAGATCTAACTACAGCTAAATGATACCAAACGCCTTCTATAGTAGATGTCGTGCTAGCCAAAATAGAACCGCTAGATGGATTCATATTATACGAATAAAAATTAAACCCGTAACCTCCTCCAGCAGCTCGATCAAATAAATCGAATGAATTTGCTGCCCAACCTATTACGCTGGCATTAGAAAATAACGAGGGGTAATTAGGATATCCGGGAGCTCTACCAGAAGCTTTATACCACATTTCAATAGTAAAATCGGAAGTTCCGAAATATAAACTAGAATTAGTCGGTATCGTCAAATAATCTCCAGCTCCATCAAAATAAACGCTTCCTGTTCCAGCTATTTTATTTGATGTATTTATTTGAGTATTACCGCTTGGGGTAATAGTTCTAGCGTATAAACTTAAATCCGAAAATGATGTACTTCCGTTAGTTCCGTTTGCGTTTATTTCTAACAAAACATTTGACCAATATGGATCAGTAGAAACAGTTGCTGCAGTTATAGGCAAAGGGTATGCCACTGGAGTAAAATTTGAAGTATATCTAGCAATGCCTTTGGTTACCCTCAAGTTGTCGAGATATCCGTTAATATTGGTCGCCACGTTATTAGACCATCCGCCAATTGTCCATGGATATGCCGCTGTATCTATTGCTCCGGCAAAAGTAGCTGTAGCCTCAGAAATTCCGTTTACATATAATGTAAACGTAGAGCCGGATCTAACTATAGCTAAATGATACCAAGTATTATTACTTGGAGTCGTTGTACTAACTAACATAGAGTTTACGTTATGATAGTTATATGCCATAAAAGAAAATTTAGTAGGCGCATTTGCATGCCTATTAAAAAAAGCAAATGTATTTGCTGCCCATGAGGTGACTGATTGATTATCTAAAAAAGTGGCATATGCATTATTTCTATCTATTTGATAAAACCACAGCTCTATAGTAAAATCATAATTACCTAAAGATAAACTCGAGGTAGTCGGTATCGTCAAATAATCTCCAGCTCCATCAAAATAAACGCTTCCTGTTCCAGCGATATTAATCGATGTATTAACTTGCGTATTACCACTTGGCGTTACCGTTCTACCGAATAAGCTTAAATCTGAGAATGATGTACTACCATTAGTTCCATCTCCATTTAACGCAAGTATAACGTTATTCCAATACGGATCAGCATCTAATATTGGAATAGGAAGAGTTTGTGTAGGTGGAGTAAAATTAGTCGTATAACGCGCGATTCCATTCGTAACTCTTAAATCATCAAGGTATCCAGTAAACAAATAAGATCCACTTTTACCGTTAATTTGAGATATCGTAAATATAGTAGAAGAAGATAGCGTTGCTGCAGCCGCAACGCCATTTACATATACTTTAATTACATTAGAAGATCTAACTACAGCATAATGCGCCCATGTATTAATCGTATCCGGTATTGTATAATTACTAGCAGCTGTGTATCCTGGATCTTCATAATAAAATGTAGTTGAATTCTGCCAACCTATCCATCCAGATCCTGACGGTGTTCCTAACAGAACAATGGCACCAGAAATTGCTGAAGTTCTATAAACCCAACATTCAATAGTAAAATCTCCGCTCAAAGATATGGAAGGATTAGTTAAATACGAAGATCCATTAAAATATATACTACCAGTTCCATATTTTTTAATTGTAGTATTAGCTTGAGGGTGATTTGCTGTTCCATTATTTGTTATAGTTTTTGGGATAGAACTTAAATCTAAAATTGTATTACTACCATTAGTTCCATCTCCATTTAATAATAAAACTACATTTGACCAATATGGATCTGACGATACGATACTACTAACTGAAGAAGAAACTGTACCCAATATCTTACGGACAATCATTATTTTATATCCTTACCAACTAATAATCCTGTCCAAGTAGCTCCAGCATCGTATGTGTAAAATATAAAACTATCCCTTCCCGATGACGTTAATGCAGTTGGCGTAGTACCCCCAACCCATTTAACAGAAGAAGTTCCTCCCGCTGCGACAGACAATGTCCAAGTAATTGTAGCTAATCCAGCGTTAGTTAAATCTAACATAAATGCACCTAATATTCCTGTTGCTGGAATATTACTTACAGTAAAAGTAATAGATGTAGCGGTTAATGTTTTGGTAAAACAAGTCCCTAACGATAAATCAATATCTAAAGCGGAAATAGCAGTTTTAGTTTCAAATACTCCAGTTGATATTAAACTTCCAAGCGAATCGCTTGTTTGTAATTCTTGTAATGTAGTACCATTAAGCACTAAAGGGTATCTTGCTGTCATTAAGTAAGTCCTATTTGTATAGTTGAACCGGATCTAGTTAAAATTGGAACAATACCAGCAAATATATTAACGATCGTTGTATTAGAACCATTTCTATTCAAAATCGATAATTTTTGTGAAATTGATAATGTTGCCATAGGCGTTTGCAATAATTTCCAATTTGAATTTATTGCATTATACATCAATCCAGCATAAGTTGAATTTATATCCAATATTAAAGAAGTATCTCCTTCAATAGTATCTGATCCACTACGATTAACCGTTAAATTATTCGTATAAAATCTATCAGCAATATCGACTATAGAAATTAAACTTCCATCAGATGGAGTTGCCGGCAACGTAACTGAAAATGCTCCTGCGGCAGTATTACATCTAACGACATCATTAACTGTAGCGGTATAAGAAGAAGTTTTAATTGGAGTAGATGTTAAACCGGATCCTTGAGGAGTTTCTAATAATTTCCAATTAGACGTAGTTGAATTATATATAAATGATGCATAAGTTCCATTCATATCCAATATTAATGATGTAGCATCAGATTCAATTGTTTTTCCGGTATTTGGTAACAAAGTTAAATTATTTGAATTAAATGTTCCTGCTATGTCTATAACACCTATTATTGCTCCATCGGCTGGACTAGCAGGGAATGTAACGGAGAATGCACTAACAGCTGTATTACATCTAACTAAATCATTAACAGTAGCTGTATAATTCGAGGTTTGGATAACAGTAGCAGTTAATCCAGAACCGCCTGTATTTGCTTTATTATAAGCAGCATTAGCTTGAGCATAAGCAGCATTAGCTTGAGCATAACCAGAGTTAGCTTGACCAAAAGCTCCTTGAGCAATAGCAACACCTAAATTTGCTTGAGTATTTGCCGAATTACTTAATCCTGTATAATAATTTGCTTGCTGACCATCCAATAAATCGGCATTTAAATTGTTAACTAATGTAACAGAATTAACAGTAAATGGAGCAGTACCGCTAGCAACATTAAACGCAGCATTAGAAGTTATTAATGAACCAATTTTAAGAGTATCATATATTACACCACCAGTAAAATCTATGGTTGATGTTGGCTCAGATGCAACGTTAGAAAACAATTTCCACATATTATCAGAAGCATCTCTAACTAATCCAGTATGCTGATAACGGTCAGATGTAAAATTCCCAACCAAACCTATATCTTGAAGGTTAGCTGGATTTTCTTGTGCCAGATAAATTAATGGATCATGGATAGAAAGGTTATTCGAACTTAATGTTGTAACATTTCCAGATAGATAAACATTTCCCGTAACATTTAAATCAGTTGTGATCGTAACTGATCCGGAAATTATTCCACCATTAGCAGAAAATTTAGTATTGGCAGTATTATAAGCAGCATTAGCTTGAGTGTATGCTGCTTGGCCAACTGTAATTCCAGTATTAGCAGTATTATATGCAGCATTAGCCTGACCGAACGCTCCTTGGCCAATTGGTTCTGAATTAGCTTGATTAAATGCCGATTGAGCTATTGTAACTCCAACATTTGCCTGAGCATAAGCTGCATTAGCTTGATTAAATCCAGAGTTTGCTTGGCCAAAGGCAGTTTGTGCAATTGTAATTCCGGTATTTGCTTGACTATACGCTGCATTTGCTTGAGAGAATGCAGTTTGAGCAATAGAAATTCCCGTATTAGCAGCAGTATAGGCTAAATTTGCTTGATTGAATCCAGAATTAGCTTGACCAAATGCTCCTTGACCAACAGAAATACCTGTATTAGCAGTATTATATGCTGCGTTAGCTTGACCGAATGAACTTTGCCCAATAGTTAATGCTGTATTTGCTTGAGAATATGCACCATTGGCTTGATTAAATCCAGAATTAGCCTGATCAAATCCTGCTTGACCAATTGTTATTCCGGTATTAGCCTGATTATATGCAGCATTGGCTTGATTAAATCCTGTTTGACTAATTGTTATTCCAACATTTGCCTGATTAAATCCAGAATTAGCCTGATCAAATCCTGCTTGACCAATTGTTATTCCGGTATTAGCCTGATTATATGCAGCATTAGCCTGAGTAAAGGCTGTTTGGCCAACTGTAATTCCAGTATTAGCCTGATTATATGCAGAGTTTGCTTGATCAAATGAAACTCCAGTTAACCCAGTATAATATGTTCCATGCTGCCCATCAAGTAAATCAGCATTAAGATTTACAACTACTGTATTAGAAGTTACTGTAAATGGCGCTGCACCAGTAATAGAGAAATTTGCATTCGATGCTATTAATGAACCAATTTGTAATGTATCATAAATGCCATTAGTAAAATCAACAGTGGAAGTTGGTTCAGTTGATACATTGGAAAATAATCTCCAAATTCCATCACTAGCTTTTCTAACTAAACCTGTATGTTGATATGACGAATTTGTAAAATGACCAACAAAACCGATATCTTGTGTATTACCAATATTATTATTTGCTAAATAAAGTATTGGATCATTTACAATTAAATTCGTTGAACTTACTGTTGTAACATTACCGCTTAAATATACATTTCCAGAAACATTTAAATCATTAGTAATTGTTACCGATCCACTAATAGTTCCACCGTTAGCAGAAAATTTAGTATTGGCAGTATTATAAGCAGCATTAGCCTGAGAAAACGCTGCTTGACCTATTGTAACTCCAGTATTAGCAGTATTATATGCAGCATTAGCCTGACCGAACGCTTCTTGGCCAATTGTAACTCCAGTATTAGCTTGATTATATGCAGAATTGGCTTGACCAAATGCAGCTTGGCCAACTGCTATTCCAACATTTGCCTGAGCATAAGCAGCATTAGCTTGATTATATGCAGAATTGGCTTGACCAAATGCAGCCTGACCAATTACTATTCCAACATTGGCTTGATTATATGCAGCATTTGCCTGACTAAATGCAGTTTGAGCTAATGTAATTCCAACATTAGCCTGACCAAATGCAGCCTGACCAGTTGCTATTCCAACATTAGCGGCAGTATAGGCTGAATTCGCTTGACTAAGCGCACTTAATCCTATCGTTGTTCCTGTATTAGCTTGCGTATATGCAGCATTAGCCTGAGAGAATGCTTCTTGGCCAATTGAAACCCCAGTATTAGCAGTTGTATATGCTAAATTGGCTTGATTAAATGCAGAACTACTTAAATCCGTATAATACGTTCCATGTTGTCCGTCAAGGAGATCCGCATTAAGATTTGATACTAAGGTATTAGATACAACAGAAAACGGTGCAGAGCCATTTGCAGTAGAAAAAACGGCATTTGATGTATTTATCGATCCAACTTGAATTGTATCATATATTACACCAGTAAAATCTACTGTAGTTGTTGGTTCGCTAACAACATTAGAAAAAAATTTCCAAACTCCATCTGTTGCATCCCTAACTAATCCAGTATGCTGATAATGATCGCTTGTAAAATGCCCAACAATGCCTATATCTTGAAGATTTGCAGGATTTTCTTGTGCCAGATAAATTAATGGATCATGGATAGAAAGGTTATTTGAACTTAATGTTGTAACATTTCCAGATAGATAAACGTTTCCTGTTACCGATAAATCTCCAGATAATGTTAATGATGTACCATTAGCTCTACCAATATCTGGCGTAACTAAAATCGCATTATTTGAAAATACTAATTTACCTGATCCAGTTTCATCGGAAATTATAGATGCCAATTCAGCACTACTTGTTGCAGAGAATTGTGATAATCCACGAGCAGTTAATGCAGTATATGCAGCTGGAACTGTTAAAAATACGTTTTTAGAACCAGAAGAAAAATTAACAATATTTCCTGCATTAGAACTATTTAATATTTGAGTTCTAATAATAGAATTATTTCCGCTTACATATTGCCCTATACCAATTTCCCATTCTGATCCCCCAGTCAACTCAACTACATACGGAAATGTATTCGATGTTGAAATAGTTGATGAAATACTTTGGTATCCAATTGAAGCACCATTTAATACGATCGGAACTGTTCCTGTTGTGGTGGAAGTTTCTTTTACTCTGTCATTTAACTGTAAAGACATGCAATACTCCCATCAATAAGCGAAAAATCCATGTTATTTCCTGTAGTAAATCTAAATATAAACTATTTATTATATTTAATAAATACTTGATTATTAATCTAAGAATTTAATAGAGAGAGTATGCTAGGATTTTATTCAATTGGTTCTAATCCAATATCTTCTTCTGGTGGAGGAGAACAAAATTTTAACTGTTCGCTGAACTCATTTAGTTCATCGACAGCTAGTCTCACAACACAAATTTCGTTAAATTCTTCGGTTGCTGTGGTAACTAATATTACTGCGCCACTATCAACAAATATAACAATAGCTGCATCTATTACAGATATTCTTGTATTGAGCACAGCGTCAATTAATACCCAAATAACTATGGCTGCAGCTGCAGCTGCGCTTGCAACAAGTGGAGCGCAATTAGCCACAGAAATTAAAGTTAATAGTTCTATAATCGATATAGCTACAGCTATATCAGATCTACATACCTCTATTGAATTAAATGCAATAGATTCATGTATTGTTTCTAATCAAGCTCAATTAAATACTGGAATTGTTCTTTTAGGTTCTGCCCTAGATGTAGTAACAGCTAATTCCGATATAACAACCAATATCACTGCAAGTTCTTCTGTAAATACAGTTGCAAATACAGTATCAGATATTACAACAAGTATTACTGTTGCTGCAGAGATAACAGATATTGCTTCTGCCGCTGCAACTACTATTCAAACAAGTATTGAGTTAAACTCCATTGATACTTGTATTGTATCTAATGCTGCATATTTAAATACCGGAATTGTTCTTCTTGGTTCTGCCCTAGATGTAGTAACAGCTAACTCCGATATAACAACAAGTATTACTGTAATTGGCTCGGCTAATACAGCTGCTAATACTGCATCAGATATCACAACTAGTATTAGACCAACTGCATCGGCAAATACTATTGCAAATACAGTTTCTGGTCTAACAACAAGTATTAAAATAGCAGGAACTATTTCTGATGTAATAGTATCAGCTAATTCCAATATTACAACTAGTATTACTGTTGCTGCAGAGATAACAGATATTGTTTCTGCTAATGCAACTACTATTCAAACAAGTATTGAGTTAAACTCCATTGATACTTGTATTGTATCTAATGCTGCATATCTAAATACCGGAATTGTTCTTCTTGGTTCTGCCCTAGATATAGCGTCAGCCAATTCTGCTCTAACGACAAGTATTACTGTAATTGGCTCGGCTAATACAGTTGCCAATACAGCTTCTGGTTTAACAACAAGTATTACTCCTGTTGTTTCTGCTAACACTATTGCTAATACTATATCTGGGTTAACAACTAGTATTACTGTTGCCGCAGGGATAACGGATATTGTTTCTGCTAATGCAACTACCATTCAAACAAGTATTCTTGCTAGAGGTTCTGCTAATACAGTTGCCAATACAGTTTCTGGTTTAACTACCAGTATTCTTGCTAGAGGTTCTGCTAATACAGTTGCCAATACAACTTCTGGATTAACAACTAGTATTCTAGCGATTGGTTCTGCTAATACAGTTGCTAATACCATATCAGATATTACAACTAGCATTGAATTAGCGGCTATTGATACTTGTATTGTATCTAATGTAGCATATTTAAATACCGGAATTGTTCTTCTTGGGGCTATAGAGGATGTAGTATCAGCGAATTCTGAATTAACTACTAATATTCTTGCTATTGGTTCTGCTAATACAATTGCCAATACAGCTTCTGGTTTAACTACCAGTATTCTTGCGATCGGTTCTGCTAATACAGTTGCCAATACAACTTCTGGGTTAACTACCAGCATTCTTGTTAGAGGTTCTGCTAATACAGTTGCTAATACTATATCAAATATTACAACTAGTATTCTGGCAAATAGCTCTATATTTACTGAAGCTAGTATATCTTCTCCAAATTTAATTACACAAATACAACTTGCTGCAAATTTACAAGTAAGTATTGATGGTACAATATCACAAGGAAGAATAGTACCCGTAACTGTATACTCAAGATCAACAGCATCGGGTAATTTATTTACTAGAGTATTATTTAATGCTGCAAGTATTGCTAATACAACTGGCTCTGCTGCACTAAGAACTCGTATTAGATTAGCATCTATTGATCAATGTATTGTTTCTAATCAAGCAGAATTAAGTGTACAGTCAATAGTACGTGGAAATTTAAAAGTTTCTTCAGTAGTAACGGCTAATCTTACAAATAACATAACAATTGCCGGTGAGATAACAAATTCTTCGGTGGCAACTGCAGAATTATCAACTGCAATTAAATTAGCATCAATTGATTCTTGTGTTGTATCAAATGCAGCTCAATTAAATACAGGCGTTGTTCTTCTTGGTTCAGTAGCTTCTCAAGTAACCATTAATCCTGTTAGATTAGTAACATCTATTACCACAACAAGTAATGTAGTAAGTATTTCCTCTGCAACTTCTAATTTACTTACCAATATTAAACTTGAATCAATTGATTCTTGTGTTGTATCAAATGCAGCTCAATTAAATACAGGTGTTGTTCTTCTTGGTTCGGTAACTTCTCAAGTAACCATTAATCCTGCTGAATTAGTTACTAATGTTGTATTAAATGCATATATTTCCGATGTAACAAGTGCAACGGCTAATCTACTTACCAATATCCAATTAGCCTCAATTGATTCTTGTGTTGTATCTAATGCAGCTCAATTAAATACAGGTGTTGTTCTTCTTGGTTCGATAACCAATGTTTCTGAAATTGATGCTAACTTAACAACACAAATACCACTTAATGCAAATCTAGATAATATTGCATCGGCTAATGCTAGTACATTGGTTACCAATATCCAATTAGCCTCAATTGATTCTTGTGTTGTATCAAATGCAGCTCAATTAAATACAGGTGTTGTTCTTATTGGCTCAGTAGTTGATATAACATCTATCTCTGCTGACTTAACAACACAAATACCACTTAATGCAAATCTAGATAATATTGCATCGGCTAATGCTAGTACATTGGTTACCGATATTAAACTTGAATCAATTGATTCTTGTGTTGTATCAAATGCAGCTCAATTAAACACAGGTATTGTTCTTCTATCTGATACAGTAGTAATTGATGTTCAGGCTAATTCAAATCTATTAACTGAAATTCCGCTTGATGTAAATATAATCTCCAATGTTAGTATATCTTCTCCTGAATTAATAACTGAAATATATTTAAATACAGCAACTATTGGTATTTCCCGTAGTATAGGTAATCTGATATTACCGGAAATTGTATTAGAATCTGAGACGCTTATTGTAAATGCTGCTATTCTCTATGTTCCGGTTATTACGACTAGCATTACTGTAGAGGCTAATGTTGCAGCTGAATCGCTTGCCTCGGCTGAATTAACAACTGAAATATATCTTGGGGCTGAAGACTCTTGTATTGTATCTAATGCAGCTCAATTAAATACAGGTATTGTTCTTCTATCTGATACGCTAATCGCTGATGTATCTGCTCAGGGTGATATCTCTACTGGAATTAAATTATCTAAACATCTTGCTGTAAATGTAATATCTACCCAAAATCTTACTACTGCGGTTGTTCTTAATGCGCATATATCCTCTAATAATTCTTGCTCTGTTCTTCTTGCTGATCTTCTGGCTAGAAAAGATTATGGTAATGAATTAAAAATACTAGTGGTTAATAATGATAATAATAATCTAGTGCATGTAAATCAACAAGTAGTCTGTATAGAAAAAAATATGCAGCAAAATATTCTGATTAAAACTCAAACTAAAGATACTATTATACAAATTAAATTATTATAAAGGTAATAAAATGCAAATCTATTCTCCTACTACTAAAGGTCCGCTGAAAATAACTGGCTATATTGATCCAGATGATAATACTAAAATCTCTGTGTATTGGGGTGCCCCTCTATTCTCTCCGCTAACCATCTATCGCCAAGGTGATATCTGTCGTCCATCTACGGATAATGGCTACTACTATCAATGTACTACCAATGGAACTTCTGGCTCTACTCAACCAACTTGGAATCAAGAAGAAGTTACTTGGGGTACTGCTATCTTTGCTGCCATTCCATGGAATCTGTGGCTGCTTCCTGATGAAATATTGACAGCCTCAAATTGGGTGGCTAGTAATAATGCTATTAATATTGCTACCAGTACCTTTAATGACTATAAAGCAACTGTCTTTGTTTCTCAAATTCCAAATACTCTTGTGGATTTTCATCTAACAAATAAAGTTACTAAAGCTAATGGTGAAACTATCTCTAGAAGTTTTGTCTATAAATTGAATCAACAATAACATCGCCCTATTATAGAGCGAACTTGGGAATACTCGCTCTATTATAGAGCGATCTATATGTATTTGGCGTATCTCGCCCTATTATAGAGCGAATATAAATAGGGCGCGTGAAGTAAAGCGCAATAGAATAATTTAATAAAGTGATTTAGTAAGTATTGGAAATTCTTTAGAATCTTCGAGAATCTTCGATGAAGGGAATAGGGGAGTTTTTAGTGATTATACTGAAGTTTACTGAAGTTTACTGATGGTGTCTAGAGATGTCTAAAGATGTCTAAAGATGTCTAAAGATGTCTAAAGATGTCTTTTTTGTCTTAGACTACTTAGTAATTCTCATAATTTGGAAATTCCCATTAAATCATTATCAGAAAAGACAGACTCCGAAGACAGAGGAATCAATTTCCGAGGAATCGATTGAATTCAATTTCCGATTAGAGCAACAACAAAGGCAAGAGCACCGATCCAAATAACTGCATAGGCAGCGACACCGAGAATAACAATAGAGGCAAGAAGAGAAAGAGCATTATTATTAGATTGGATTAGTAGAATAATAACAATCAGGAGTAGAATTAGTTCCATATAGAGTTTCGATAGAGTTTAGATTTACTTTATTATACTATATGGAATTAGATTCGTCAAGCATTATTTTATATTTGTTTAGATGTTTTCTTGTTACTTTCACTGATATCCAATTATTATAATAGGTTGAGTCTATTAGTACGTTGTTGGTGAACTGATAATAGGCTTCCAAGTAAGAAAGTTGAGACTTGGAATGACAAATTTCCAATATCTCTTTCTTTAATTCTGGGTTATTTGTTTTTATATCAGTATTTAAATCGTCGTTGGATCCGGTGTATGTTTTCCAATCGGATTCAACCTTTACTTTTTTCTTTTTTAAATTCTTCTGGATAGTTTTACTAAAATGGAAAACTTTTTTACCAATATATTTTTTGTTATTTTGGGTGTTGGTAATTAGATAAACAAACCCAATTGCTTTTTCTGGGGGAGCAGTTAATGGTTCGTTGTTGTAAAGCCACATTGATTTTTACCTATTCAAGTTAAGATAACTTTACTTAGGGTTATTCTTCATCTTCAATTTCTTCTTCGTCATCAATTTCCGTTTCAATTTCACTACCACATACGATACAATACCTAATATCATCGGATAAACTCTTTAATTGTAAATGCAAACCATACATCTATCTCTGTAGCATTATCTAAACGTTTTAAACATAAAGTAAGCATTTTTCCATTAATTCCACCAGTTAATGGTTTATCAATTTCATCTCCTTCTATATTTTTACCGATAATAATTCCGCTATGGCGCATAACTGTTCCATTTGGTATGGTAAATGTATTACCTGGATTAGTAGAATATTTATCTTGATAAATGCGATACTGAGCATACGAACTTGAATTAATATTAGTCCAATCTGGAATAGTTGCTCCACTAATAGTTAAGTCTCCCTCATACCATTCATACATAATAGTGCTTTGACTAGCATTATTGTTTCCAATAATATATTCAACAATCTGCATTAAATTATTAGACGTGGTTCCAGAAGGGTTAACGCGAATACTAACCATAGGTCTCATGACGTCATCCATAACCCAACCACGATGAGATGCTAATGCGTGATTATTAAATGAATGTAATTCACCCACATCACCGCTTATAGTAACTGGTATAGGATTACCTATATCATTTTTTATTTCTTGATTGTTTATAAACAAGTACGACATTAGATAATTCTCCATCCATCTCTATAGATTAACGATATTGACCCATT